ATCACCACTCAAAATTTCCATTTCCTTTACAGAAATATCCAAATCCATGGCGAATCGTGAAACAAAGTCTCATTACCTTCAGCTATCAATGAACGACGCCGAAGAAGCTCTGGTGCTGCCACACCATCACATTTCCCTACTCGACAAACCTCCGTATAAACACATCAATTCATCAAAACCATCTCACACTGGATCATGGACACTTACGCATCAAACCAGCCCCCAAAATGTTAAAAACACCATTTCGGAGTTAAGCGGAAAAGGCACCTCACTTACGCGAGGGAACCTTCACCGGGACACCTGCTGCGGTGGCTGCCGCAGCTGTCGTGGGTGCAATCAGTGACACTGAAGCCACACGAGTGTACCCCTTCTCATCATCTGATTCGTTCTGATCAACGCTAATCATTTGGTGAAGGCGTCGGAGCTGTCCATCTCCGTGAGCCTTTTCGTCTTTGCGATCTCCAATGAGCATCGCATACAGGCGGTGGATTTCTTCAATTTCCACAGCATGCGGTTTCGTCAAACCAGACGAAAGCTGACAAATAAACACATCAGTATTACCAGCGGTATAAGTACCGCCACCACCCATTGTAATAACTCCATTCGGAGCCGTTACATCAAATATTGAAACAGCAATACCGGCAGTATTTGCGGTTACCGCAACCTGACCATTGGTAGTGCTGTTCGTCATTATTAACGCATTCGCGGCATTTGCGCCAGCAGCAAGCGTTGGGGATGTACTAATTGTTCCTGATGCATATATTGATGCAACCAGATACCGCCCAACCGGCGGTATTGTCAGCGTTACACCAGCGGCAGTGAGACCCGGAATATTACTTCCGGCCCTTATCACAGCAGCGGTGGAACCTAATGGTGCTGCAGCGGTAGCTGTACCAGCCGCACCTGACACAATATGTGCCATAGGCAATGATTGACCAATTGGGACTTGAACCCGCGGATCAAAAAGATCAATATCATACTCAACAAAGAGCTCACCGATTTGACCAGCTGCCACACCACTGACGGCTAACTGAAAGTTACCAACATCATACGTTTTGATATCGGTGGATGCAGGTGCTGCACCCGGCCGGCAATAATGACGGTTGTAATCGCGCATTGCGTCAACCTCCAAATCATGGGACATTTCTTCCCACGTGGAACAACGGGATGCTCCTCGATAATTCTCCATTTGAACGAGACTCGAGAATGCAGCTTCCGTTGCATCATAATTCGTCGCCATACACACAGTTCCTGCAGTCGCTGTACTGCAGCTCGGAGTATACAAATACCGAATTGCGTGAAGCCGTTTACCCTTCTTCTTACCCTTACGGGGAGAATAAGTTTCATACTGCTGTGCAATATTTGAAAGCCACGGGAAAGACCCTGATTGTGCAGGGTTCACTGGCAGGTTGAACAACACTGTAAAACCTGTTCCTGTGGAGGTAACCGGACCGAGACTTTCGCGGTGCGAAATTCGGGTCGCTCGCGGCATGACATTCGTCATGATACGACCAGTAGATACGGGAGCACTATACTGAGGTCCCATACCACCCGCGTTTCCGCGGGATTTGCGTGATTTACCGTTCCTCTGAGGCGCACGGTTTGCCTGTTTGCGCTTGGGCTTGCCTTGCGGGGCCGCCCGTTGTCTTTTCGAACTGCCTTTCGGCATTTCATCGGCAATGTACATTTCTGTTTCGCTCGGTGAAACATGCGATTTATCGCAAGGTCCATCGCAATTCAAACAACGCCAGGGACCTCTGCCCCAACAATTGTACAACTCATCATTACCACATTTCTGGCACATGACAATATTGTCAGTCTTAAAGTCGAATCCACGGGAACCTAATCCCTTACCTCTCCATTTGGCGACTTTCGGCGACTTATAGTCATCGGGCACGGGAAGAATCTCTCCCTCTGGTTGATCGCACTCGATCTTGAAACTGTATGATTGCAATTTCACAACAACATACTGATTTTGGCCATCAACGAAACAGATTTGGTCTGTACCTTTTTGCAGGTATCGTTCTAAGGGTTCATAGCACACAGCTTGACCCAACGGTTCCAAAGGCGGAAAAGCGTAAAGACGCCAAATTTCCGCATCAGTTTTGTACACACTATCAATATCTTTCATTGATATCTGAGTTCCTGCAACAATGCCTTGCAGCTCAAATGCATAATTACGGCGTATGTGATCAATCAAACTCGCCAACTCTTCACGAAGCTGTTCATCAGCCCATGATTCGAGACGCAGTGCATAACAGCGCATCAATGTCCACTTTGTATCGATAAATTCAGATCCCCACAACAATGAACAAAGCACCTTATCACGCTCAGGTTTCGGAAGCCATACTCCGTCTAACATCACGAAGCTCTGGCTCAGAAACTTGACCTCCTCAACTTTGCGCGGTTCCCAACATGGTGTTTCAGTCGTAACACCTATGCCTGACCAAACAGCCGCTATGGCTGTTGGATTGAACCATCCCACACATTCATTACTCACCGTAAAGGTGTTGTCGTCACCGTTCAACGCGGCTTCAACATTCTTCATGAAAGCACCATAAGTCATATACTGGTGAAGTGAAGGTTTGGATCGCGCATTTACAATCCACGAATAAGCAAACAGTCTAAACAATATCATTGTATTGTCCACAATTGTGTTGGCAGAGCCACTCGGATTCCCGGTGTGCTTCTGAAAGACTTGCCCGTTATCGAGAACGATCACAGAATGAATAATCTGGTCGTATAAATTCCACAGAATCTTCTTATTTTCTGGGATTTTCTCAGACGGGTGCAATAATTCCCAACGTATATTTCGTTGCCCTTCCATTGCTTCTCGAAAAAGGGAAGCGTCGAATGAACTCTCATCCAACTCGAACGCATTAGGATGAGTGCTTAATCGTTTATACAAG